TAAACATCTTGGACGGTGTTACTTCATTTTTAGATGAAGACGACATGGCTTCTGATAGCTCAACGTCTTTAGCTTCACAGCAGTCTATTAAGGCTTATGTTCAAGGTCAAGTAGGAACAGGAGGTGGCGGGTCTGTTAATTATGCTAATTTAGTTGCAACAACCTCTGCTAGTATTGGTGGTGGTTCGACAAATGGCGTATATATTGCCCAAGGCGGTATTTCGATCAAAAATGGTGGAAGTCAATCGTATGTCGATTTCTATTGTGAGAGTAGCAACCTCCACTATGCAAGGCTCCAGAGTGCCGCGCATGCTAACTATTCAGGAAACATTACTTTAACTCTTCCGTCGTCAACAGATACTTTAGTTGGAAAAGCAACAACAGATACTTTAACTAATAAAAGTCTTACTGCACCTGTATTAACAGGAAGTTCTAGCTCTGCTGGAAGTATCTTATTTAAAGAAGACACTGATAACGGCACTAACGCTGTTACGTTAAAAGGTCCAGAAAGCACAGCAGATATAACCCTAGTTCTGCCAAATTCTACGGGATCGTCTGGACAGGCAATGGTTACAGATGGATCAGGAACCCTCAGTTTCGCTACAGTATCTGGGGCATATACTGCATGGGCGCAGAAAACTTCAAATTTCACAGCTTCTGCAGGAGATCAATTACTTTGTATTCATGCAAGTACCCCCTTTACTATTACATTGCCTAGTAGCCCTTCAGCAAATGACACAGTAGTTATTTCAAATGCAGGAGCAGCTACAGTAACAGTGGCTCGTAATAGCAGTAATATAAAATCACTAGCTCAAGATTTTACACTAGCACAAGATAATTCAACCCAATTAGTCTATGTAAATAGCACTATCGGCTGGTTTGAGATATAGGAGAAGAATATGGCAGTTTTAGGTTCAAAAAATAATGTTCTTGGTGGAGTTTTTACTGCTGTAGCAAGTGGCTCAATAGCTAATGGCAAAGCTTGCAATATTAATAGTGACGGCACAGTATCTCAAGCTACTTCAATAGCAGGTAAAAAAATAATTTTTGCATATAATAACGGAGGTGGTCTTTATCACTTTACATTAAAAAATCTTTTTGATGTTACTGAAATTATTGGAGCTTCAGGTACTACTTATGGTAGTGAATATAGTAATACTCAAGTAAATGCAATTATAAGTGGTAGAGAAAGTTATGTTCAAGGTATTCGCTTTAATGCCGATGGCACAAAGTTTTTTGCTATGGGTAATGATGGAGATGATGTTAATGAGTTTACCCTTTCAACAGCTTATGATTTAGCTACATATACATTTGTAGATAGTTATGATATTTCAGGTAAAACTACAAATCCTAGAGGACTAGATTTTAAAACGGACGGCACTGAAATGTATGTTGTTACTTATGGGGATAGTAATGTGCATCAGTGGACATTAAGTACAGGATTTGATGTTTCTACAGCAAGTTTTACTAGAACCTTTGATACTAGTAGAAATGATTATCCTAATGGTATTATCTTTAAACCAGATGGAACTAAGATGTATATTTGTGGATCCGATTATGGTTCTGAGGATAATACAGCCCAGTATACATTAAGTACAGCATGGGACATTTCTAGTGCTTCTTATGATTCAGTATTATTAGATCATTCAAGTCAAGATTCAGCGGCTAGTGATATTTTATTTAATGATGATGGTACTAAGTTTTATATGCTTGGTGGTGCAGGGCATACCATATCAGAATATACATTAAGTACACCTTATCAATTATCATCAGCTAGTTTTTCTACTGAAACTTATATAGTAGGTTGGACGCATACTGCCATGACTTTTGCTAATGGAGGTTCAGCAACTAATGATAACTACATTGGTATTTCTCAAGGTGCTTACACAAACGGACAGACTGCAAGTATTAAAGTAATTGGAGCTATTGACACTAACCAATCAGGGTTAACTCCCAATGCACTTTGTTATATAAGTGATAGTGGAACAATCGTTAGTTCTAGTACGAGTAGTGTTATTGCAGGACATGCTTTAACGCCAACTACAGTATTAATTAAGAATTCATATGACATGCTGTTTGATTAAAAGGATTAAACATGAGTAATTTAATTAGAGTAACAAAAGATGGTGTTACGAAAGATTTTAGTTCTTTAGAAGATGCAAAAAAAGAATTTCCTGATAGTGAATATCTAGTTGTTACTGACCATACTCCTGCTGCTAAAAAAGCAAGAGAAGAAAAAATAGTTCGTGAAAGAGCTTGGAGAGATGCTGAATTACTAAGGACTGACACTATTGTTGATTTAAGTGATTATCCTAACAAAACAAATATGGTAGCATACAGAAAAGAACTGCGCGATTGGCCTAGCACAACAAATTTTCCTGTGAGTCTTAGACCTGTTTTGAAAACGGAGTAATCAATGCTGGCAGAAGTAGCAACCTGTATATCCTTAATTAAAGGACTAAATGATGCTATTTCAACTGTAAAAGAAGCAGGTAGTAATGCGTCTTCATTTGCCAACATGATAGGCAAGTACGCTCAAGCTAATGACGCAGTTATGGAAACTGAGCAAAAACACATAGGTAAATTATCTGTTCAAGATTCTATGCAGATACAGGTAGCAAAAAGACAGCTATCTACTTTTAATCAACAGCTTAAAGACCTTATGTTAATGCAAGGGCTTTCTTCAGACTACAACGAGATAATGAACCGTGTAGAAGAAAGTAGACTAGAACATGAGAAAAGACTAAAACAACTAAAGTTACAAAAAGCTAAAAGAGATAAAGAATTACAAGAAATTTTACAAACATTAGTTTACGTTGCGTTAGGAGTCTTTAGTGTTTTTTTATGTGTGTGGTTGTACTCGTTATTTAATTAAGTAACATGAGTAAGTTTTGGAAACTATGGTGTCTTTCATTAGGCGAAAAAGCCAGCGATAATACACAAGAAGCAGATGTTATAGCTTTGTTTAGAACAGTTATTGTTTTACTTAATGCAGTCACTTGTTTATTTATCATCAGTGGTATAATACATCACTGGCAATAAGGAGATAGTTTTAGTGTTTTATATTAAAAAGGTTTTTGTAGCTATTAAAAACTGGTTTATACTTGCATGGGAAACCGTTAAGAAACCTTCGTTCTGGATTATTCCGGTTAAAAAACCTAAAGAAGAAACAATAGTAGTTGAAGAACCTGAAGTAGATGAAGTAGCTGAAGTAACAGAAATAGAAACCGCAAGAGAGAAAAGTAAAACTTGGTCTGCTGAACAGGATTAGTATTTCTTATGTCTTTAATCGGAAACATCTTAGGTAGTCTAGGTGGCAAAGTAGTTGATGCTGTAGACAATAGGTCTGAAAGGAAGCACGTAGAAAAAGTACGTAAGTTAGAGATAGAAGAATTACGACATAAAACTAAAATGGATATGCTTGCTAAAGGTCAAGAGATGGACAATAGTTGGGAACTAGAGCAGATAAAGAACTCTGGTTGGAAAGATGAAGCAGTCCTAATTACACTCCTGATACCACTTTGGCTGTGCTTTGTTCCTTACACAGTTGTTTACGTTGAGGACGGCTTTAACGCTTTGTCTCAAACACCCGATTGGTATCAATGGCTTATCTTAGTAATCTTTTGTGCTATCTACGGAGTTAGAATATGGCGCAGGAAATGAGTATGGGAACAACTACTGAGATAGCTTTAGAAGCTCTTGAGCGTATTGCTCTACATGAGAAAGAATGTGGAGAACGTTGGGCTGAAGCAATCGTTGAACTAAGAGAACTAAAGAAAGCAACGGATACTCATGCACAAAGATGGGAGAAACTAGCTTGGTTATTTGTCGGCACAGCAGTTACTTGTACGATTACTGTTTTAGCTGCTGTTTTAGTTTAGAGGGATACTATGTCTGATTTTGACGACGAAGATTTAATGTTTGAAGGAACTAGACGTAGCCCATCACGGCTAATAACTTCTGATATAGAAGATAAAGACTCTATACCTCTTGTACCTACAACACTTGGAGACGGCGGCTTTTTTAGCGATCCCAGTCAAGATTTTAGACACGGAGGAATGCCTAATTCGACACCGATAGATGCAGACGAGTTAGCTGAAATTTATGCTAACGAAGAAATACGAAAAAATTTAGGGCAAACCGTAGAAGAGTTTTATTACGGTAAACAGCAACAAGAAGAAGAAGAAGTAAATTTAGATCAAACTGGTTTAGAACCCGAAGTTCCTTTAATGGACAACCAAACCCGTAAACAAGTTGAGTTTGCTTTACAAGAGTTTGAGGACTCCTTTAAAAGTCAACTTGAGTTGGCTGGTGTTGATGCTTTAAGTTCTGAAGAAATGTTAAATGCTTTTGCTGCAGCTAAACAAAAAGGACTGATTGACCTTTTACCTGATCCAGATGAAATGCAAAAAGAACTGGAATCACAAGCATTAGCTGGTGGAGGAATTGGAGTTAAAATTAGAGGTGATGGAAGCGACGTGTCTATTTTATTAGGCGTACCTCTTATTGGTGGCACTGATCCTTTAGAAATAAAACTAAAAGAAAACGGTAAGTTTGTTAATATTATTACGTCAGTACAAAACACAGCACAAGAAGTTTTTGAAAACATAACAAAAGTCCCTAAAGATATTCTTGATGAACTTCGGAAACTCGTTACAGATCCTCTTTCTATATTTGAAATGGGAAGAGACAGAGATCAAAACCCTATTATAACCATTGGTGGAATCCTTTTTGAATCAGACAGGATTAAAAATTTATTAGCAAATAAACACCCGTGGATACAAAACGAAGCACTTGCAAAAATTATAGAGGAAGCTAATAAGTTTACTGGTAGTGGTTATGTTGATCCCAACTCCGGTAACGATGACGATGACGACGACGGTGACGACGACGACGACGGTGACGACGACGACGGTGACGACGACGACGGTGACGACGACGACGGTGATCCAGACCCAGATCCTGATCCTGATCCAGACCCAGATCCAGACCCAGATCCAGACCCAGATCCAGACCCAGATCCAGACGGTGATCCAGATCCAGATCCAGACGGTGATCCAGACCCAGATCCAGACGGTGATCCAGATCCTGATCCAGACGGTGATCCAGATCCAGACCCAGATCCAGACGGTGATCCAGATCCTGATCCTGATCCAGACGGTGATCCAGACGGTGATCCAGATCCTGATCCTGATCCAGACGGTGATCCAGACGGTGATCCAGATCC